ACCCGGCCGCGTTCGGCGAAGCCGTCTTCGATGCGCTGCAGGCCAAGCGCGTTGGCTTCACCGCGATCTGTCAGGCCGGCGGGACGTGCATGGAGGCGCTGGCCGCCGCCGTGCTCTTCGAGGATGAAGTGGCCGCCGAGGAGGGTTTTACCGCAGCCCCGTAGGCCGGATCGACTGGCAGACCCTTGAGATCTGCCGCCTATGGGGCCAGCCGCCCGCGTGGTGGGGCACCCTGTCCCGCGAGGACCGGGTCAGTCTGACCGCGTGGTATCGGGTCCACTGCCAACCGCAGCCCCCGACCGCGCAGAAGATCCCGCACCACACACCCCCCGCGCGCAAGAGGTGACCGTGGCCCGCCCGATCAAAGCCCGCGCCGGCAAGGTGACCGTCGAGATCGACGCCGCCCTGTCAGCGCAGATCGACGCGATGATCAAGGGCATGGCCCCCGCTGTGTCCGGCGCGCTGGATGACTACCTGAACGCCGCCGAGGCATACGTCGCCCGGGAGTACCCCCGCCCGGGTGACAGCCGCTTCCCAACCGCCACGGGCAACAGCCGCGATGCGTTCGACTTCCTGCGCACCGTCGAAGAGCGCGCCGGCGGCACCATCCTCAGCGCCAGCGTGGAGAACGACGCATCCAACTACGGCAAGATCAGCCGCCTGCGCAGCCGCCGGGTGGAGCTGCAGGCCGCCCTTGACCGCGGCGACAGCCTGACCCCCGAAGAGCTCCGCGAGCTGCGGGTCATCGAAGCGCTCGAACGGCAGACCGGCCGCAAGGGACTTGTGCCCTACGTCGTCTTCGTCCACCGCGGGCACTACTGGCAGACCATCCGCCGTATGCGCAAGGACGCCGAGCGGGCTATAGTCTCACAAGCCGCCGCAGAGCTGCGCCGGCTCGCCGGAGGGTAGCCCGTGGCCGACGTAGCGACACTGACCCTGCGGGCCGACATCAGCGAGCTGCAGCGCAAGCTGCGGTCTATCCCCGACGACGCATCGGGCTCCGCAAAGCAGATGGCCGTCGCGCTCGAGCGCAGCTTCAAGCAGGCCACCGCCGCGTCCGTCGCCGCCGCCAAAGCATCCGGCGCCGCGCAGGCATCGGCCGCCCGCGAGACCGAGCGCGCCGTGGCGAAGCTGGCCGAGTACGCCGCGGCCGGCGACCCTGTCGAACAGCTTACCCTCAAGTTCCAGCGGCAGGCCGCCGAGATTGAGCGGCTTGGCAAGCTGACCGGCAACACCGCGCAGGCGCAGAAGGCCCTCGCCAACGCATCGGCGGACTACAGCGCGTCCCTGTCCGCCATGACCGCCCCGGCAAAGCAGACCCTCGATGCCGTCGAAGAGGGCGCGACCAAGGCCGCTGGGTCGACATGGAAGCTGCAGCAGCAGACGATGAGCCTGCGCAAGAACGTGGGCGACTTCGCCAACAGCCTTCTGGCCGGCCAATCCCCGTTCACGGTCCTACTGCAGCAGGGCCCGCAGTTGGCCGAAATCTTCGGCGAAGCGGAGGACGCGACCGAACTCCTGCAGAACAGCTTCGGCGGCCTGATCACCAAAGCCAAGGCCGCGGGCGCCGTGCTCGCCGTCGCCGCCGTCGCGGTCGCCGCAGCGGTCACCGCCTACAGCGCGCTTGCCAACGCCACCGACGACAACGCCGACGGTAACAACAGGCTGATGGCCACGTTCGACCGGCTCACCGAGTCGGTCAACACGTCATCCGATGCGATCAACAAGCAGACCGCGGCACTCGCCGCGCTGAAGGTGTCGGCCGAAAAGCGCCGCGAGGACTTGCTTGTCGAGATCGGCGCGCTGGACAAACACGAGGTCGCCGCCAAGCGCGACCGCGAAGCGCTGGCCGAAGAGACCCGAGAAAAGATGCTGGCGATCACGGCCACCAAGGCCCGACTGGTCAGCGAAGAGCAGACGCTGAAGGCCGTCTATGCGAACCGGGACGCCAGCGTAGAGCAGCGCGTCGAAGCGCAGAACATGCTCAAGACCACGCGGGAGGCCATCCGCACCGAAGACGCAAAGATCGTGCAGGCGCAACAGGCGTACAACCAGCAGCTTGACGACATCGACAGCACCCGCCTCGCCCGGCAGGCACTTGACGACGTGGCCGACGCCGAGCGCAACGCCACCGGCGCCCGCAAAGACCGCACCGCCGCCACCAAGGACGCAGCCAAAGCGGAGCGCGACATCGCCGCCGCCTACGCCGATGTGCAGGGCGTGGTCGACGAGCTGGCCGCCGCGGGCGCAGACGCCGAGCGCAAGCTGGGTATCGAAGCCGCCGCGCGCATCAAGGTCTTGACTGAGATCCAAGACAAGTACGCAGACCAGCCGGACCTCATCATGCGCGCCGCGTCGGCTGAAAGCGCCGTCCGTGAGCAGCTTTATTACGAGACGCTGGCCCTTCGTGACAAGGAGAACGCAGAGTACCTCGCCGCACGGCAGAAGGTCATCGCCGCCGAAACCGAAGCCTTCAAGAAGGCCGAGGCCGACCGGCAGCGCCTGCGCATGAACAACGCAGCGGACTTCGCCAACGCATCGTCCACCTTCGCAGGTGGTGTGTCCGAGTTGATGTATCACTTGGCCGAGCAGAACGAATACCACAACAAAGAGTTGGCCCGCAAGCAGTTCAAGCGCGCCAAGGCTCTCGGCATCGCTCAGGCCCTCATCAACGGCGGGGTCGCTGTGATGCGGGCATACGCGGAGTTGGGCCCCATCCTCGGCACCCTTGCCGCGGTGGGCATCGGCGCCATCACCGCCACGCAGGTCGGCGTAATCGCCAGCCAGAAGCCCGCATTCGACCGCGGCGGCATGATCCAAGGCGGCCGCATGGCCGACCAAGTACCCATCAACGCCCTGCCCGGTGAAGCGGTCCTCTCCCGTCAAGCCGTCCGCGCCGTCGGCGGGCAGAACGGCGTCGACGCGCTCAATCGCGGCGAGGGCCAGAACAGCGCCCCCATCGTGCTCCCCGTCTACAAGCACTTCGGCCGCTTTGTGCGGGACGAACTGGAGCGCAGCGGCGCCCTGCAACGTGCTACCTTCCGCGGGCGCCTCGTCGGCGCGCTGGGGTACTGAATGGCCACGACGACGACCCGCGCACAGCATCCCGCCCTCGTGGTCATGGACCCCCGCCTGGACGCCGCCGTGGCCCCGTGGGCCGCGCACAGCAGCTACACCGAGGCATCACCCCGGGCGGGCATCCCCGAGCCCGCAGGCGCCTACCAAGGCAGCCTACGGGCCAAGGGCGAACAGACGGCCGCCTTCACCGCCCGCGTCCAGTCCGCCGGCCTGCCGTCGTCGCAGTCCGTCGCGGCGACCTTTGCCACGTCCCCGGACGGGTCGACCGGATGGGCGGGATGGGAGGGTCCGGGTAGCGTGGCCTTCTGGGACGCCGCGTCCTACAGCACCAGCACGTCGGACTACCTGACCCAGCCGCACGTCTGCGCCACCCCCACCGGGGCGCTTCTGGCCTGCGCCCGCAAAGGCACCGGCACCGGCTCCCTCGTCGTCTACCGCAAGGCCGCCGGCGCCGCGTCTTGGGGCAGCGAGATCAGCGTCAGCACCCGCGGCCTCGCCCCCTACGGCCCCTGCCTCGTGATGGTCGGCGACAGGGTCATGCTCTTCGTGGCGGTTGAGTCCCCGACCGGCAGCGTCGCCTACGTGTGGTCCCTCTACAGCGACGATGACGGCGCGACGTGGACCGAGGCCGCCGCGCCCGCCGGCGTGGACAGCACCACCGTTCAGGGTGTGACAGCCAACACCGTCCGGCGCCTGCGGGCCGCCTACGCCAACGGGCAGATCATCCTCTTCCTGCACACGCGGTCGGGCACCACCAACACCGTGTACCAGTGGGCCTCCGATGACCTCGGGTGCTCCTTCTCGCGCGTCAGCACCCTGTCCGGCGAAGGCGGCGTCGACGTCGTCGCAGTCGGCGGGCAGTTCTTGGCCATCTTCGGCGCGTTCTCGGCGGGCTCCTACAGCACGAAGGTCCGGCGCTACGGGTCCGCGTTCCAGTCCTCCGCGTCGTCGGTGATCGCCACGCTGGACTCTTCGATCGGCTTGGGCTCCGGCTACCTGACCGACCTCGGTGTGCCCACCGTCAGCCGGCACAACGGCTTTGGCCTCGCCGTCGACGAAGTCGGCACCGTGTACGCTTTCGCGTCGCAGTACAGCCCCGACCCGGACACGAAAATCTACCGCGGGCAGGTCTTCGTGACCGAAGACCTCGGCGTGACGTGGATCCCCTGGGGCCAGGACGTCCAAAGCGCCAACGACCCGTCCGGCTACAGTTACAGCGCACGGTGGGTCTCCCCCAACAACGGGGACACCGGCGTCGTCCCCGAGGCCGTCTTCGCCCACAGCCTCGCCGCCTGCGCCCACCGCGGCCGCTTCGTGATCGCGCACAACTGGAACGCCCCGACCGCAACCTACGGCAACAGCCTTGGGTTCGCTTACCTGGGCGGCCTGACCACCCAATGCCTGCCCCCAATCAACCGCGGGGCCCGCTACCAGGACCAAGCGTCGTGGGACTGGACGTGGCTCCCCTACGAAGAGCCGTCCGCGATCCCCAACAGCGTGACGTGGACCGAGACCGGCACGGCATCCTCGACCCTGTCCGCCCCCGGCCGTTTGAACCTCAGCGCGCCCTTGGCCTCCACCGCCTACGGAACCTTCGACGATCAGGTCGTCGCAGACCCGTCCGCCCGCGACACCACCGGCGACACGCTGATCTGCGAGGCCGCAATCGAAGCAGTCACCAATCCGGACACGACCACCGAGCGAATCGCCCTGCGCTGTCGCGTGGATGACGGCGTGTACGGCTATGAGGTCAGCATCCGCGTCAACACCGTCGCTGTCATCGTTTACGACAACGTCAGCAACACGCAGATTATGGCCTCGGCGACCTTGGCCACCGGCCCAAAGCACGTGCGCGTGGGTCTTGACGGGTCGACCGGGGCGGTTGCGGTATGGGTCCGCGGGTGGGCCGACGCCGAGATCCGCGAGTGGACGTTGCTCGACACGGCAACCCTGACCGACGACGGCGGCACCGTCGGCAATCACCGCATCCAGTTCGGTTCATTCGCGGGCGTGGCCGGCGCTGTGACCTCGCGCTGGTTCTTCATCGCGGTGTCCTTCGGCGACCGCGCCGGCTACAGCAATGTCGGCACGCAGGCCCATTGGGATGCGTTCGATCCCGCATACCTGCCGGACATCCTCAAGGGCCGGCAGATCCCCGCCGCCCCGCGCTTCGCCTATGCCCGCAGCGGCGCCGCCATGTCCGGTCTGCGCGGGCCCTACCTGACCGGGCAGACGTGGACCGTCACCCCCGATGCGGTCTTCAGCGCCGCCCGCATCCTGCCGCAGATCGCCCGGTCCCCCCGCCTGGGCTGGCGTTCCACCGGCGACAACGTCCAGCAGACCATCGCCCTGCAGTTGCAGTCGACCGGCGCCGACAGCGCCCCGACCGCCCCCGTGATGGCCTTGATCCTGCGGGGGATCAACTGGCGCACCGGTGCGATCCAAGCCCGCGTCGGGGGCACGTGGACGACGCAAGCGACCATCGACGCGGCAATCTCGTCCACCGCCATCGGTTTCACCCGCACCGGCGACGTGCTCACCCCGTCGACCTACGACGCTGCCCGGCCCTACTTCGCGACCGGCGAGCTCACCGGATGGACCGCGCAGTTCGGCAACATCAGCGGCGGCATCCTGATCGCGCAGCGCAAGATCCGGCACAACACCGAGGGCAAGCTTTCGACCGGCACCTACGGCGGCCCGGTCTGCCGCCTGACCCTGACCGGCGTCGCGGGCGCAGAGCAGACCAGCGGCACGATGCGCCTGTGGTCGCCGGACATCGCGGTCGTCTTCCCGTTCACCGCAAACGCCGACGGCTGGCGCATCCTGATCGACGCGCAGCAAACCGCCGACGACTACTACACTATCGGGCAGATGGTCCTTGGCCCCTTGCACCTCTTCGCGCAGCCGTACTCCTGGGGTCGCACACAGACCACCGAGCGCGGGTCTATCGTCGAAGTCCAGCCGGACCGGAGCACCTACCTCGCCCGCCCCGCGCCTGCGCGCCGCGTCATCCAGATGACCTGGGCGGATGGCGTGGATGAAACCCAGATGTGGGCCGCAAGCCCCGAGCCGGACTACCCGGACTACGACAGCGGCGACGCAAGCAACGCCAACGCCGCCACGCTGCACAGCCTCACCGGCCTGCTTAACGAGGCCGACGGACGCATGGTCGCGCTTCTGCCCAAGGTGACCCTGCCGATCACGACGACGCAGACGATCCACCGCCGCGCCGGCCTGATCGTCGGCACCGCGTCCGCGACCGACAGCCTCGATACGATCCAAGGCGAAGAACTCACCGACGAAGTCCACCGGTCCGGCAACCTCGTCATCACCGAGGAGGTCTGATGCCCCGCGCCGATGCTGAGATGGTTTGGCTTCTGGACCTTGACCTGCCCGGGGTGACCTTCCGCCTGTCGACGCAGCCAATCGTGCTCGACGACGACGGCGCGCCTGTCGAGTACGCGGGCGGTCTGTCAGACATTGACTTCGCCGAAGAGATCGACCTTCTGACTGTGCGCCCCGCGTCGCAGACCGTCGCGCTTGAGGCGCACATCACGCCGACCCCCGCCTACCTCGCCGCCCGCGGGATCGACCTGCGCGAAGCCGAAGCGGTCCTGTCCTACGTGCTGGCCACCCCGCCCCGCATCGGCGCCCCGCTGACCGGCACCTACGGCGCGCGCGTCTTCGTGGCCCGCGGCCGACTCGCGCAGCCCGCGTGGGGCGACCCGCAGCGTCCGGCGTCCTGGTTCGCCGCATCGCTTGAGGCCACCCCGTGGACGTCTCGGGTGCCGCTGCTCTCCCCGCAGGCCGTGATCACCGAGGGCGACTTCCCCACCGTCCGCGAGGATGCCGCCGGCTACCCCTTCCCCCTCGTGATCGGGCAGCCGGGCGCGTCCCTGATCGGTCTCTTCAGCACGCCCGCCTACCCGGTCAAGACGCTGGGCGGCCCCGTGTCTCAGCTCTTGGTCGCGGGCGACAGCGTCACCAGTCCAGGCGACGACGTGACCATCAGCGACGGCAGCGCGTCCGAAGCCTTTCCCGTTGAGTCCGGCGTCACCGACAGCGGCCTGCCCTACTACTATGTCAGCATCATCGGCGCCGCGACCATCAGCGACACGGCCGACGTCTTCGCCGTCGCGTGGTCCGAGGCGTCCGGTGCGGGCGGCGCATCCCGACCCGGCCGCCCGTCGACGGCCGGCGAGGCGATCCGCTACCTGTTGGCCCGCGCCGGTCTGCCGTTCGACACCGGCCGCAGCGCCCCGGCGATTGACAACCTGCGCGGCTACCGCTTCGACCTGTACCTCAATGACCCCGAAGTCACCGCGTGGGAGTACCTGTCCACGCAGGTTCTGCCCTACCTACCCGTCACCCTGCGCGCCGGCCCCGAGGGCCTAATCCTGGGCTACCTCGACCCCAACGCCACCGCCGCGCAGGCCGCGGCCGACGGCAGCCCCGAGGCCGGATGGGTGCGACTGGATGCCGTGGTCTACGACGACGGCCCCGCCCCCGTGCGCCTGACCATCCAAGGCGGGCAAAACATGCTCACCGGAGGCAGCGCGCGCACCGTCATCCTCGACAGCCAAGCGGACACGGTCGGCAGCACCGCCGGCACAATCGGCCGCCGCGCGGGCTTCACGTCCCGCACCCGCGAGGTTCCCGCTGAGACGCAGGCGCCCGAAGACCAGACGCTGACCCTGCCGTGGGCCCAAGAGGAGCGCACCCTGTACGCGCTCGGGCTGTCATGGCTGGCCCTGCGCGCCGGCCGGCCCTACACCGTCACCTACAGCGCGCCCCTGTCGGTGTCGCACCTGTCCCCCGGCGACGCCGTCGCAGTTACCGACCCGGCGCTGGGCTGGACCGCCCGCGTCCTGTGGGTCAGGTCGAAGCGGTGGCAGGGCGGCCGGTGGTTGCTTGGTCTGTGGTCGGTGGAGCGCACCTAAGCCCGCGCCGCCGCGATAGCCGCCCGCCGCGCCCTGTGATACCCTACCCCCGCGAGGTGTCCGATGGCCTTCAGCATCACCAAGACCGGCAGCCCCGGCCCCATCACCGATCAGGTCGCGCTGGACGGGACCGCGGGGAACGCGACCCGCGTCACCTTCCCGCGGTGGGCCCGCGAGATCAGCGTCCGGATCTTCGCAGCGGACAACACGACCCCGTCCGCCGGCTTCGTCTCGCACAGCGGCACCGACGGCGCGGCGTACAACGCCGATGCCGTGCGACTTGAGGAGAGCGTGCCCTTCATGATCAACTCGTCGCCCGGCGCGCATGCGGTGGTCCTGTATATCGCCGGCGACGGTGCGAACGACGTGGCCCACGTCACCGTGGGCGCCTGACCATGCCCCGCCTGCGCACCCGCATCATCCCCCGTCCCGGCGGGGTCACCGACCTGACCGCCCCAACGCCTCCGGCCGTCCAGTCCCTCGCCAGCGGCACCACGTCCGCGTCAGCGACGTGGACCCACCCCGGCGCGCCCGACGGCACCACCTACACCTGCGCCGTCCGCGGCAGCGACGGCAGCACGCCGACCGCGTCGGGCTCGAACCTCGGCCCGTGGACGTGGACCGTCGCCAACGGCACAGCCTACGCCCCGACGATCACCGCGTCGTCGGGCGGGCAGACTTCGCAGAGCAGCGCGCTGGTCAACGTCGCCGGCGATGCGGCCGGCTGGACCGCCGCCCTCGACCTCGACCTGACCGGCCTGACCACCGCGACGTTGACCGACGGCGTCGTGAACACTGTGACCCGGGCATCGGGCGGCGCCACGGTCGCATCGGTGTGGGCATCGTCGGCATCGAACGCCGGCACCGTCACCGCCGGCGCAGCCGGCCTGCGGTGCGACGGTGCGAGCGGGACGGGCAGCGTCAGCGCGCTGATCGACCTTGAGGCCGCCGCGGGGTTGACCCTCCCCGGCGACGCGATGAACGGCCTCGCCGTGATCTTCTACCTGACGAACCTGACCGACTGGACCGGCACCGGCACCGCGTGGCGCGTCGGCCTCAGCGCCGACCAAGCCCGGTTCTCGACCGGCACGTCGAACACCGTCCAGGGCCTGCTCTCCACGACGCAGCAGCAGAGACGGATCGCGACGAACGAGTCGTTCACCAACTGGGGATCGGCGGAGGCCACGCCGACCGGCGCATGGTGCGTGACGCTGCTGATCCAAGGCGGGTCGGTGCTGTGGGCCTTCTACGGCACCACCGCCCCGAGCGACGCCGACCTGACCGCGCTGACCGGGGCGGTGCTCCTGTCCTCGACTGTCACCGCCGACGTGACCGACGCGCCGGCCGGCACCCGCTTCGGCGCGTCGCTCTTCGGCGGCATCATGGCGCAGCTTCAAGCCGGGTTCACGCTGACCCGCGTTGTCGTCAAGACCCGCAACGTCTGAGGCCCCAATGTCGACCCCTACCGCTGCCGCCGCCGTGATCGAAGTCGCATGGATGGGCGAGGACAACGTCCCCGCCGTACACTTGCGCCTGACCCTCACGCAGCCCCCCGCCCGCGTCTGCGCCACCACCACACCCCCGAC